GACGCTACAGCTGAAGACTTGATTAAGACACACGGCTTAGACCCTGATAAGATACAGACATCGTCATCTATGGTGAATGACTTTGAGCGTCGCCTGAAGTTCCAAGCTGACGTACAAGACTATGTTGATATGTCTATCTCGTCTACCATCAATATGCCTTCGTGGGGTAGTGAGTTTAACAATGAAGATCGTGTGATGGAGTTTGCTGCAGTGTTGGCTAAGTATGCTCCACGTCTGCGAGGCTTCACTTGCTACCCTGACGGTGCTAGAGGTGGTCAGCCGCTAACGATGTGCAGCTACAAAGAGGCTATGAAGCACAAGGGTGTGGTGTTTGAGGAGAATAGCGAGACTGTGTGTGCCTCAGGAGTCTGTGGCATCTAACACACTATAGAAGGTAAAAAGCCCTGTAGAGCATCCCAATCTCTACAGGGCTTTTTTGTGTACGTCCGCAGGGACGATCCTAAGGTAGCACAGAGGATTCTATTACTTACGTTTAGTCATCTTAGGCTTAGTGCCTTTCTTAGCTGCAGCCTTCTTAGCCGCTGCCTTGCCCTTCGTAGTGTAGCTGTACTTCTTACCGTTTACCATTGGCATTGGCTTACTCCTATATAGTTAAATCAAACTTAGTACCGTCACTCTTGACTAGCATGAACGACACGATTGTGCTGAAACTAGAGCCTGCATCAGGTGTTATCGTTAGGTAGTCACCTTCTTCCATGACCAAGAAAGCACCTTCTCCGCCAAACTGGTCATACTGTCCATCACCCAGTGACTTGTTAGACTGAAACGTAATGTCTTCTCCGTCATGCCACGTAGCTGAATAGCCTGATGTAAAGCCTGAACCGTTGGCTACGAACAACATAGTCACACGAGCTTCATAGCCTGTAGGGACAGTGAAGAGCGTGTTAGACACACCTGCTGTCAAGTTCTTACCTATTGAATAGTGCGACTCGTTATACATTGTCTACCCTTTATTGTGTTGACAAGACGGCAAAGACATGATATTCTCTTGATGTCTCCGCCGCCGCTGCAGTCCCTAGTAACCAATTTCTATATCAGCGCCTAATTGCTTACGTTCTTCTTCGTCTGGTATAGCTATCTTGATAATGTCATCAACAGCTAACGCCAGTGACTTAGCGTCTGTAAACTTAGTTATGTTCTGGTTTAGGTTAAGGAGCTTGTTAACAGCTTTAGGGCTTGTTGACACTCTTCCTAGAAACTCAGGAATCAATAGAATACCTGCTAACTGAGGAGCAGCAGTAAATGCAGCACCAACACCGCCTGCTCCTAACAAGCCTGACACACCTGCTGTCTCACGCTGACGGAAGGCAAGACCAAACATAGTGTCTTCAGCTCCTTTAGAGCTGTCTACAATAGCGTTCATCAGCATCTTGTATCGACCAAAGTCTTCCTTTCCTAAGATGGTAAGAGCCTTTGCTGTCTGTTCTGGCTGAAGAGCATCTCTAGCAAACTTAACAAACTTAGTAGGGTCTGCGTCTGCAGTGAGTGTCCTAAAGACATTCTGCATATAGCCTTCTTTGATCTTCTTCTTAGCTGCCGCTGCTGTCTTTGCAACTCCTTGTGGTTTAACACCCGACTTAGCTAACGCTTCGTAAGCAGTGTCTACACTATTCATCAGCGCTCTTACCTTGCTGTTGTTTTTGCTAGTAAGAAGAATATTACCCAAAGCGTCGTAGCTGTCGTTCTTAGCAGCGTTAACAAAGTTCTTGTTTATCTTCGGTATCAAGTTTTTAGTTGTGTTGCTATAAACACTGTTCATTGTCTTGTAAGTCTTAGCCACTTCAGGTGAGTGGTTGCGTAACGACCTGTAAACACCGCCCTTTATCATCTGCGACAACTCTGTTAACTGACGAACAGCTACAGGGTTAGCGCCTGCAGAGTTTGGCATAGCTTCGTCTATAAGGTTACCTACACGTTTCTGGAAGTCAATAAGCTGCCCTACAGTAGCCTCTTTAACGTTCTTATTAAGCAACGTCGCCACTTCAGGTGAGTTAGTTAAGTCCATTATTAACTGATCTGCTTGCTTTTCAACTGACTTTGTTAAAGAGCTTCCTAACTCGCTGTCGTATTTCTTCTTAAAAGCCTGCAACGCACCTTTGACCTGACCGATGTTAATTCTTCTGTCGCCAGTTTGCTTTATAATGCTGTCCAGACCTTCCCCATACATCTTAGTAGCTGCTTGCTTACCTGCTTCAATAATACCAAACAACTCTTGTCCAACTAACTCCGCAGTCTCTGGCGTTGCTCCTGCCCTGCCTGTTAGCTCTTCAACACTGTCTAAAATAATCTTGTTGTTTTGTGCAACACGCGCTCTAGCTGTCCTGCCTGACAAGATACCAATGTTGCCAATACCTTCTCCTAATCGTCTCCAAAAATCTGCTTGTCCTGTCTGCGCCGCTGACAAACTACCGCCTTCACTTTCTAAGAACTGCTGTGTTATGCGAATACTGTCTAGTGTTCCGCCTTGTACTTTGTTAATGTCTAACAACTCATCAGCTAGTTGCAGACCTTTCTTTTGGCTTGCGCTGAGCAGTGCGTCAGAAGTCAAACCTAACGACTTAGCAATAGGGCTTATTACTTTACCTAGACCAAGTGTAGCAACGTCAATGGCTACACTGCCTGCAACACTGCCTGCAACGTCTAAAGCATCTACTTCGCCGTCTTCTAAGACATCAGAGGCAGCGCTTCCTAATCCAGTGCCTAAAGCACCGCCTACAATGCCTCCTGCTATTGTACCGATTACAGGAACAGCACTACCTACAGCAGCGCCTGCTAAAGCGCCGCCAATGCCTCCGGGAAGGTCTAAGTTTTCTTTTAAATAGTCACCTGCGTCACGTAATAGAGTCCTGCGTTCTGGGTCGTTTTCGTTTAGCCACTGCTCTACTTCTTGTCGTGACATATTATTAAAATCGGGCATAATTACTCCTTAGCGCGAAGGCGATATATCAGACATAGTAGATAAGAACTGACCAAAACGACTAGAAGCAAACTCAGCAGCTTCTTCTCTTGCTAACTGAGCAGCTTTTCTTCGCCCTTCTTCTACTGCAGTTGCATCAGCTTTTTTTGCTGCTTCAAATGCAGCTTTGTCTGCTTCTTTTTGTTTTTTAATGTCTTCTTCTTTAGATAGCCAAGGCAGTCCTGTATTTTCGGCAATGATGGTAAGGAACTTCTCATCTTTTTGTGCGGCTCGCCACTTTGCAGGAAAACCGCCTATATCGCCTTCTTCGTCTAGGTGCTTTAGTTTTAGCTCTGCTTCGTATGCTTTTATTGCTGCTATTTTTGCAACTCCTCTGAAATACTGTTGTAATATTTCAGGGTCTGAATCAGCTCTAGGAACACCTTTCATAGCTAGTTCAATATCTTTGTCAGAGGCTGCTCCGGGAGGGAGACTAGACATCACCATTGAGTTAGTCATAGCTCGTATTTCTGTACGCAACGCTTCTGCTTCTGTTTGTGTTCCAAAAAAATCATTTTTAGTTTCTTCAAAACGTGCTACTGCTCCTGAAGCAGGGTTTACTACTGCTAATTTATCTGCAATGTTTCCTGCTTGTCTCGCTCTTTCCAAAGCAGTCCCAGACTCTTTATAAGCCTCCTCCATTGCCTTTTTAGTATAAACGTCTGTCTCAGCAGCTCTTGCTGCCGTTGCTTTGTTAGTTGCCTCAATACGCAATCCTTCCAAGCGCTGATCTTCACGAGCGCGGCGGTCAATTCTAATCCTGTTTGTGTTCAACGCTGCTGCTTCTTGTTGTTCTAGTGTAAGGCGTTCTTCGTCAGTTTGTGCAACTCTTTCTGCTGTAGCAGCTCTTGAGACTTCAGCGCCTGCTATGTCAGAAGCACGCTGCTCTTGTGCAACAGACATCATATACTGCACACCGCTTCCGGGCTTTAGCTTGTCAAGCAAGTCAGCATAGCGCTGATGCTCTTGTGCAGTCTTAGGAGTGCCTAGAGCCTGTAGTTGCTCACGTAGCTTGTCAGCTTCAGAGCGTGTGTCAAGACCAAGTAAGCCACCTGCAGCAGAGCTTAACTCAGCACTACGCTGTGGAGCTAAGTAAGCAGCCATACCACCTAACTGACCAACTAGGTTAGCTTGTGTTTCTGCGTCACGACGCTGTAGTTCTCTTTCGGTCTGTTGCTGCTGTGTGCTGCCTAGAACGTCAGAGAACAGTCCTGTAATATCTATGTTAGCCATTATTAAATTGCTCCTATAGCGCGTAAGTACGCATCAGTACTAGAGAAGTCAGTAGGATTAGGAGCTACGTAACCGCCTGTTGCCGCTGCTGCAGGTGTTGCACCGCCGCCTGTAAATCTGTCTATAATGCCTTGCAACAAACCAGTCTGTTCTGTCACGCCAGTCTCAGTATTGGCTCGTTGACCACCAAGCAAGTTAGTGATGGCTTGTATCTGCTGCTGACGCAAGTTAGCTGCTGCTGTCTCAGCACCCATTTGTGTTCCTAGTCCTGCCTCAAGCAACGATGTACCAAGCTGAGCGCCTTGACGCTGACCTGCACTAGCAATGTTAGAGATGTCAATAGCAGGAGCAAGTGTTTGTAGTAGCTGCTGCTGTGGCATATAAGACTGCTGTAACGCAGCCAAGCCTGTTTCACCAAGCAGACCTAGACGCTGACGAGACTCTTGCAAGCCTGCTAGAGTCTGTGAAGCCTGTTGCTGTTGCTCAGCACGAGCCTGCTCAATAGCGCTAACGCCAAAGCCTGCTTGTTGCTCTGCAATAGCTTTCTCTAGTGCTAGCTGCTCTGGTGTACCGCCGTACTGATTAGTGGCAACACCAAGCCTGCCTTGACCTAGTAGACGCTCTTCTAACGCCATCCGCTGACGTTCTTGCTCTGGCGCTACAGAAGCCTGTAGACGCTGCATGATGTCAGCTTCACGTTGCTGCATACCGCCACCTGCGCCTGTTAGCATACTAATGACGTTAGCTTGCTCTGCAGCACGTTCATCAGCGCTGCCAAGCATACCAAACGCACCAGTGCCAAATCTCTGTAGCTGCTGTTGTAGTGCTTGCTGCTCAGGCGTTAACGAAGTTGTTATGCCGCCAGTAGGCGTTGTAGTCACACCGCCAATGCCTGAAGTTACAGTGAAGGGTTTAAACTGAGTCTGTCCCTGAACGTCAGTAGCAGCTGTCTCAGCACGCTGTAGCGCCCTAGCTCCTACGTCTTGAACGTCAGAGATGCCTTTGTCAAAGCCGTAGACAGCGCCTAACCCTGTTGCTAAGTTGTCAAATAAACCTGCCATTATACAGTCCTTCCTGTAGTTAGATCGAGTAAGCCTATAAACTCAGGCTTTAAGTAATCCATTTTAAATTCGCTAGTAAATATTTCATCAGCTGTTGGTGTAGCTATGTTGTTTAACGTTAATAAACCTGTTAACCCTGCTTCACCTTTTTCACCTTTAGCACCAGTAGCACCTGTAGCGCCTGCAGCACCTGTCAAACCGCGCAGTCCTTGTAGACCTTGTAAACCTTGAATGCCTTGCTCGCCTTGAGCACCTGTATCGCCTTTAGCACCTGTAGCACCTGTATCGCCTTTAGCACCTGTAGCACCTTGAATGCCCTGAAGACCTTGGTCGCCTTTAGCACCTTGAATGCCCTGAAGACCTTGGTCGCCTTTAGCACCTGTTATTGTTATAACAGTGGCGCTGTTGTCTTTTTCTTCAGAGCTTCTTATTGAAGGAAGCCCAGAAGAGTCTGTAGTAAGTACCCCTGCAATATTGCCTTCAGCGTCTACAACGTGTTCAGCAGCTACACCGTCACTTCCAAGCACAGGAGTCACTGAGTAAGTAGCTCCGTCTTGTAACGTAGCGTTTCCTCTATTAGGAATAGAATCGTTGTTTGTGTTGCTTATGAACGAGTCAGTTGCTGCGTCGTAAGACCATGTTTCGTTAAAGTCAGTCTCATTAACATCTGAGACTTCTGTAGAACCTTCGAAGACGTCCGTAGAGACTGCTGACGCCGTTGAATCAAAGATACTGGTGTCAGTACCCATTAAGTCCGCATCTGGCTCTAACGAGCTTGTAGAGCCTCCTAGAGGGTCTGTAGCGGTAGTAGTCTCAGCAGCGGCTCTTTCAGCAGCTGTCGGTACGTCAACAAAAGGCTGATTGCTACCTACAGTTAAGTTAATCAAACCTGCTACAGGGTTAGTAGAGCTGTTTAGCGTCTCAGCAATCTTTTCTGGCTCTACGTTAGCTGCTCTTGCTTGCTCTACAGCATCTAGTATTAACTCACCTGCACCTTCTCCTTGGCTTTCTAGTGTAGAGGCTAACCTAGACTCTGCCGCATAAGTTGCAGCTTCTTCTTCGGTCATTGGTGTTTCTTTTAAACCACCACCACCAAACAAATCCATCGCATCAAATATACGATAAGCTAGTGCTGCTGCAGGGTTAATAAGACCTAACGCAGACAACGCACTTATGCCTAAAGTTTCTGCTGTAGACTCTTTACCGCTAACAGCGCCAACAATACTGCTAAGACCTCCTGCAAATACGTCAGCAGCTTGTTGCATTTGAGCAGCTTTTTCTGCTTCAGTTAGTATTTGGAAACCATCGCTGCCAGAACTACTAAGATTTTGTATAAGCATTGGGTTGTTAGCAGCCAACTCTTCCATAGTAGTCGCTGCAGTTGCTGCTGTTGCAGGAGTGTTCTTTAATACATTAAAGGTTTTTAATGCGTCTATGGCCTGCACACCGCTGTTAATAACGTTATTGGCTTTAGAAGCTGTGCTTAATAAACCACTAAAATCGTTATCTTCTTGTGCTTGTGGTGCGTTTTCTGCATACACAGACGCAACAACGTCTCTAGGAACACCAAAGGTGCTAGAGACTTCATCTATTGTGGTCTGACCAGAGTTAATAAGTTGTGTAACTAAGTCTATTTCTGACTGGTCAAACCCACCTTCTGCAGAGACATTGCCGAATAAACCTGCCATAATAACTCCTAAGTGTTTCGCTCTACTTTCTTAACTTTCTCAAAGCTGCGTAGTCCACCAAGCCCTAGCATACCCATTAACACAGGCAGCATTGTAGCAAGGTCAATCATCGGAACTTCAACACCCGTTTCTAACAGATTCAACGTCATGTTTGCAAAAGGGATGACTAAGAAGTTACCTGCCATACCCAACACACACACCCATCCACAAGCCGGTCGCCATCCTGCAACAAACATAGAAGTATGCTTAGCTTCTGTCTTGTTAATCTCTAGCTGCGCCTTGACCTGATCATGCGTATGACGCTCTGCCATAGTCGCAATTTCATGAGCTAGCTTTGCTTTTAAGTCTTTATCAGGTATTGCTTTGTCCAACAAGTCAGACACAGGCCCAATCAGCGACCCTAACATTGCTAACATTTAAGCCACCGCTAACACAATAAGGAGAAAGACAGCCAACAGTATAGCAACAGAAGCCTGCTCGTCAGTCGAACCCATAAACTTAGCTTTTACAAACTTACCTATGATTTTAGCATACTTCATATAGTTATGTCCTATTATTTAGCACTGTTAAATTTGGTTTAGTGTCTTCTTCAGGCTCAGTCATAAAGTAGTACAGCTCTAGTAGTTCTTCTATGCTGTAGTTACCTGCAGTAGCCCTGACTAGCTCAAGCATTAGTGTTTGCTTAGCCTCAGTCAGCGTCATTAGTATGTGCCACCGTCAACAGTCGATAGGGCAATAGTGCCTGTAGCTGTAATGTTGTCAAACGTAGCTGTACCTGTGAACGTAGGAGATGCAGTGTTTGCCTTGCTATTCACCGCAACAGCAATAGCGTCAAACTCAGCACCTACTTCAGTACCTTTAATAACTTTAGCAGGGTTGCCACTAACAAGGGCGTCTTTGGCTGCAAAGTTAGTTAGCTTAGTGTAGTTACTCATTAAACAATCCTTCCTAGTAATGCGTGAATATTTAGCTCTTGTATTGCTATAGAGTTACCTTCAACTGATGTTTCAACACCAACAGAAACTACAGTTCCTTGCCCACTAGCGTTAATCTTCTGACGGTTGATAAGAGATATAGACGACGAATACTCAGCCTCTGTGTTGAACTCTGAGATGTTATACTGGCCAACGTTAGTCTTAGGCAGCGTATATGCTTGTTTTCTGTAGTTGCCTCCATAGTCGTAAGCCCAACTAAGCGCTACTATAGCTTCTGCGCCATCAAACGTAGTCAAGTTAATCTTCTTTAGGAACTTCAGGTTAGACGTGCTGCCAAAGCTCAGTGGATGGCTAAAGTAGCTGAGCAAGTAACTTGTATCGTTGTCTGTGTAGCTTGTATACTCTGCAATGCCGTCTAACACACCTAAATACAGCTTTTCTGACGACGTTTCAGCAAAGCACAATGGGTTTATGTGCGACCACGTTGTAGCTCTGTAGCTGCCATCCTGCAGAGGGAAACGTGTGTCAAACGTGTATACAACACCAAGATCAGGGAAGTTAAGCAACACAAACGCCTGTCGTGGCGAATAGTGCATCTTAATATTGCCAGTCTCTGCAGCAAACAAAGACTTAACATCGTTGTTAACGTTCTTAGACACGTCACCAATAGGCGCTGACTTCTCTTGTATTGTCCTAGACAGGCTACGCACGCCTGAGTCGTCTAAGAAGATAATGTCTCTGCCTGTGCTAACTACAGCGTCTCTGTTGACACAACCTATGTTAGAGATAGTGTCTGACAGCGTCATTGTTGCAGGGCTATCAGCGCCTGAGTAAACAATGATAGAGTTGCGTCCAAAGATGATTAGGAAGCCGTTATGAGCCGCTAGAGCGACGATAGTGTCATACCCTGTAGGCCACACCTTAGTGATGTCAATAGAGCCTGAAGAGCCTCCTGACCAACCTGAGCCGTTAAGCAAGTCTGACCAGTAGATAGTAGACTTGTTGTTAGCTAAATCAGCGACCCACAGACGACCAAACGCACCTATAGCGATGTGTCCCTGTGGAGGCGTACCTGACGCAGAAGCGTGTGCAGACATTGCTGTAACGCTGCCTGTAGCGTCTGAGTACACTAGAGGCTCGTGTCCACGTTGGAACATATACATATTGTTGTTGAACGGTACAAACTTCCAGTTGTTGTCTGTGATAGTGTACGCTGCAGGCGTCACGTCAGTCATTGTTGTTGTGCCTGAGAAGATCAGGTTATTGCCTGCAGAGAAGAATGTAACGTCACCGTCATTAGCAACGAACTCACCCATAGACTCAACACCGTCTGAAGAGCCTAACAAGTCGTTACCGTTTAACACGCTATAGCCCTTACGAGCCGCTATTCTGCCTTCTTTGTCAATGACGCAGTTATCCGCTACAGCAGCAAAGGTAGGCTCTTGTGACAACGGCGCATCTTGCGTGGTAAGGCCTGCAAAGCCCGGAGCAGTGATAGTAATGCTTTGTAGTTGTTGAGCCATTTAAGTTCCTTAGACAGCGACGTAGGTAGTGTCTTCACCGTACTTGTTAGCGTCAAACGCAACAGCGTCAGATAACACAGTGTCAGCAATAGCAAACTGCTCTGCTGCAGACTGACCACCTGTCTCGCCTCTTTCACGCAACGCCATAGCCAATGCTAGCTGTAGCACAGGATTGTGTGGCACTTTAAGCCGTGTAGCATCAGCTGTTAAATCAGCCTGTCGTACAAACGAGTCAAAGTACAGCTCGTAAATGCCGTTAGGCTGTGGATACACTTGTACAGTAATGTCACCGTTGCTGTCAGCGCCGCTAAAGGCAAACTCAGAAGGCGTGCCAGAGGCAGGTTCGCCAATCTTGTAGTAGTTGTTCATGTATGTTCTGTTACGACTGCGTAGACGCAGCTTACTTGTAACGTTCATTGCTTCTCTAACTTCAACGTCCTGTCCAGAGCCTGTAAGAGCGTATGTAGACGTACCGTCAACTGTGTCAAACTCAATAGCTGTACGCAGCGCTGACCAACTGTGTGAGTCTTCTACGATCTGTTTAGCATCGTTGACAAAGTCACCAATCAAGGCTGAGTAGCTCGTTTCTGCAACAGTGTCTACTTCGTTCTCACGTAGTCGTCGCAGCACACTATTGACTAATTGTAAATAGGTCATCTTAGTTTCCTATGTATGTAAAGACAGCGCTTATGCCTGCAACAATAACTACCCAGATCAGACGCTCCATTGTTCTAGCGCTAGCCATGTTTTCAGCTAAGACATCCATCTTATTCTCTATAGCGTCCACTTTAGTCTCTATATGGGACTGCCGATTAAACACAGTGACAAGCCTTTCTTCAACACGCGCCAATGACACGATAGCTTCCTGTAGCGTGTCAATCTTCTTCTCAACTCTGCTTAATCGGTCTTCCATCAAACTACTACTCCTACCACTGCCATGATACAGGCAAAAAGTATTGTTCCAAGAAACGCGAATCCAATACCATCAATAATTAAACGATTGCGTGCTGCCTTAGCTCTAGCTGCTTCTAGTCTTTGCTTTCGGATACTCGTTCTCGTCCGAATCATCTCAATGTAAACATCTTCGCCTACTGTCATGACTATGATTTCGCGAAGCTGCTTTTCCATCTGCATGGTCTTTTGCTTTGCCATTGTAATCTGTAAAGCGGCTGACTCTACAGAGCCTTTAGCAAACAACTTTGACATTGCCGAAGCGTTTTCAACACTTGCTTCTGCTTCAGCAATTTTATCCTTCGCGTCAAAGAAAGCACCGAACTTATGTGCTAAGTCGTTTATCTCATGACCTTTGTTGACAGCTTGTTGGATATAGTTAAACGCCTTCCCTGCTGC